ACAACGACGCCCAGTTTGTCGAGCTACAAAAGTTCAACCGACAAGACATCGGCATGCTGTTCGGCCTGGAGTCGATGCCAGGCGACGGCGAGTCGGTCAGTTACAACTCGCTTGAGCAACAGAACCTTGCGTACCTCAAAGCTCTTGATCGCTGGCTAGTGAAGTGGGAGGAGGAATGCGACCGCAAGCTACGCACACCAAGCGAGAAGCGGACCGGCAATCGCTACTTCAAATTCAACCGCGCTGCGATTCATCGCACCGACACGGCCACAACCATGACCGCACTGGCTCAAGCCATCACGCACCGCATCATGTCGCCCAACGAAGCACGGGCCAAGCTCGACATGAACCCATACGAAGGCGGCGACGTCTACGCTAACCCGGCCGTCACTCCTGGTCCTGCCGTCGAGGTCGAAGACGAGGAGGACAGCACCGATACACAACCACCACCTGCCGACGCCAACGCTCGAGCGTTGGAAGAAACGATCCGCTCGCTGCTGGTTCGCGAGGCAAACAACGCCATTTCAGGCTCGAAATCACGCAATTTCGTGGACTGGATCGACAAAAACTACGCGAAATGGGAGGCGAAACTGGCTGAAAAGCTTGAGATTTTAGGTCTCGATCGCGACTTAGCACGCATTCATTGCGACGAATCGCGGTCAATTTTGCTTGAAATCGCAGGCAATTCGACCCCAGAAACGCTCGAAAACAACATCAAAACTGCGGTAAAAGACTGGCAAAACCGCGTATTTACCTTGATTGGAGGCCAAACATGATCCTTTGCAAAGCAGACTCCGGCGAATTGTTTCTTGATGGAATCATCGGTGCCGACTGGACCGGCGAAGGAATCACGGCTGCCGCCGTCGGCGACTCGCTGAAGGCGATCAAAGGCCGAGCCGTCGTCCGCATCAACTCGCCAGGCGGTTCCGCCGACGAAGGGGTGGCCATCTACAACCTCCTCAAGCGTCACGCTGGCGGCGTCGACACGCACAACGAAGCTCTGGCCGCGTCGGCAGCATCGATCATCTTTCTGGCCGGCGACAAGCGAACCATGGAACGCGGCAGCAAGCTCATGATCCATCGAGCCCACACGATTGCGATCGGCAACAGCGTGGACATGACCAAGATGTCTGAGGTGCTTGCCATGTACGACCGAGAGATGGCCAGTATCTATTTTGAATACATGAACGCAGTCGATGACATCAAAGAGCAAGCCGTGCTTTCCATGATGGACGCTGAAACGTGGTTCGATGCCGACGACGCTGTGCGATACGGCCTCGCCACCGACCTCTCACCAACCGTCCGCAAGAAAGCCGCTGCCGCAGCTGCGTGGCTCAAGCATCCGCCGCAGGATCTCTTCGAGGAAGCCGCCGAGAAGGAAGCCGCGGCCATTACCAAGTCCGCTTACTCGCAACGCAAGGAACGCGAAACGAGACTGAGACTTTACCCGAGGTAGTACATGACCCAAACCGAAATTGCCGACGCTGTGGCCGCGGCACCGTACTGGTATCACCGCATCGAATTGCCAGGCGTCACAACGCCAGGCTGGGCACCGATCGATGACAAAGCGTACCGACTGCCCGAGCGATTCGACGGCGAGCGAATCCTAGACGTTGGCTCCTGGGACGGATACTGGTCCTGGTACGCACTCCAGCGAGGCGCGTCCTACGTTGTCGCCATCGACGATCACAGCGATACGCTCGGCAGCACCGCCAACGTCGACCGCAGCAGCAAGTGGCAAACCTGGGATCTTTGCCAGGCGGCCTTTGGCTACAAGCATTGCCAGCGTATCACGATGAGCGTCTACGACATCGAGCGGCTAGGCATCGAGTTCGACCGCGTCTTCTTCTTTGGAATTCTTTATCATCTCAAGCATCCAACGTGGGCACTTGAGCAGTTGCGATCTGTCACGACGAAAGCGATTCACATCGAGTCTGCTATTCTCGACAGTATTGAATCACCGTACACAGGCGAAGGATGTCCATCTGGTGCCTGCCACGCGGAGTACTATCCTGGCACGGAATATGGAGCCAACGCATCCAACTGGACTGTGCCAACGCTCAAGTGCCTTGATGCGTGGTTGCGTTCGACCGGCTGGGGCAACGTCGAAACGTGGAAGCTGACCGACATACCGATGTCTGTTTCCCATTGTCGCGGCTTTGCTCATGCAGTCGCTGTTTGACACGGTCGATTCAATTTCGATAATTCACGACTCAATCTAAATCTCGCAAAGTACTGACGCAACTGATTAGCGGCGGAAGGCTTCGCAGGCTGTGTTTTATTCCTTTCACACAGTCGGCAGCCCAAGCCGCTTTTTTCGTTTTGTGCTGCCGCATTGCACGGAGCACCAAAATGAGAAGTCCTCAAGATCTCGCCAAGGAAATTGAAGCCTTGCGAGCACGCGTTGAAGCGATCATGGCAGTTGCCAAAGAAGAAGATCGCGAACTACTCGCCGACGAAATCGAAGAGATCGATTCCATTGTTGGCACCGACAACAAGCCTGGCAAGATTGCCGAGCTGGTTGAAGCCAAGCAACGAGCCGACAAGATCGTTGCCCATGTCATCGCCAAGGGCAAGGAAGTCATCGCCGAGGAAGAGTCCGCAACTCGACCGGCGATCAAGATTCCCGCCCGAGCCAAGGCCGCTGGCCGTCTTCAAGCCTTCAAGAAGGAAGAGGACGCCTACGCCTCTGGTCAGTGGATCCTGGCCAACCTGTTCGGCAGCCGCAAGGCCAAGAACTGGTGCCGTGAGCATGGCATCCGAGCGACCATGACCAGCAACGAAAACATTACCGGCGGTTTCTTGGTTCCTGACGCTCTCGAATCGACCATTATCGAACTGCGTGAGCAGTACGGCGTGGCTCGTCGCGAGTGCCAGCAAGTCACGATGGGCGACGCCAAGATGATCATGCCGCGACTTTCCGGTGAGGCAACCGCCTACTACGTCGGCGAAGGCAACACCATCACCGCGTCTGACATCAACGTCAACACGGTTCAACTCGACGCAAAGAAACTGGCCGCAGTCGTCGCTGTCAGCTCCGAGCTGAACGAAGACTCCGTCATCTCGATCGGTGAAATGGTGGCACGCTCTGTGGCACAATCCTTCGCCATCAAAGAAGACGAAGCCCTATTCCTAGGTGACGGCACAAGCACCTACGGCGGTATCGTTGGGCTTGCTCAGTCACTCGGTTCCGCGTCGGTTGTCACTGCGACATCCAACCAGACCTTTAGTGCCTTGACGCTTGCGAACTTCGAGAGCGTTGTTGGCAAGCGAAAGTTGTGGGGCTCGCCCAAGTGGTACGTCAGCCAAGCCGGCTGGGCTGCATCCATGCAGCGTCTCGCCAACGCTCAAGGCGGATCCACATCTGCTGAGTTGCTCGGTGGCGTGATGCCAATGTTTCTAGGCTATCCAGTCGTCGTTTCGCAGGTGCTCAACAGTGCCCTTACCGGCACCACGACCCAGCGAGCGTTGTACTTTGGCGACTTGTCCAACGGCGTGTTCTTTGGTTCGCGTCGAGGCATCTCGCTGGCTGTAGACAACAGCCTCGGTTTCCTCACCGACACCATCAACATCCGTGCAACGGAACGGTTTGACATTGTCGTCCACGATCGCGGCGACAGCTCAATCAGCGGCGGCATCGTCGCTCTGACCTTCGGCTAACCGCTAGTTCCTCCTAGCGTCCTGGGGGCCGGGTCCACGGCTCGGCCCCCACTTTTCAAACAAACCATTTCAAACAGGAATACAAAAACATGAAGGCTTCTCAAGCATTGGACTACAACGTCCTTCTCGGTCCGGTCACTGCGGCTACCACCGCACGCTCTGCGGCGTTCGACGTTCGCGGCGCTGACTACGCAACGATCATTGTTACGCTTGGCGCTGAGGCCAACACCAACAGCACCAACGTCACGCTCCAACTCGCGGAAGGCAACGCCGCCACCGGCGCTTTTGCGACGTTCAACAGCAACTTCAACCGGGTGATCGACAACACAAACGCGGTTGTCGTTGCATACCACGTGGACCTGAAAGGTCGCGGCTCGCACTTGCGACTGACCGTCACGCCTGACACGTCCGCCAACGGTGCTGTGATCAGTTCGGTTGTCGGTGTCTTGGACCTCGAGTTCAAGAACTCCGCCAACAGCAACAACGCCGACGTTGTCGTCATCGGCTAGTCAATTAACGCTAGGAGGAAAACAGCGGTGTCTAACAAGCAAGTTCGAGTTCAAGCCATCATGACGGTGCCACGGTACGAAAACACCTGGTGCCGCACCAACATCGAGGCCGCATTGCGACAGATCAAGATTCCCCTTAACGTGGGTCTTGGCGTCTTCTACGGCCAAAACATGCAACGCATGATGGAGTCCGCCATCGAAGCCGAAGTCGACTACATCGTCACCATCGACTTCGACACGCTTTTCACTGCCGAGCAGCTGCATCGCCTGATCTCGATCGCTGTGCAAGAGGATCTGGATTGCGTTTGCGGCATTCAAGTGCGACGCGGCAAGAAGTGGATGCTCGGATTCAAGGAGGGCCACACTTCGGCGAAATGGGACGGCTACCCGATTCAAGTCGACGCCGCTCATTTTGGCCTTACAGTCCTGAATGCCAAAAGATTACCAAAGGTTGCCAAGCCGTGGTTCTACTGCCAGCCCGATCCAGACGGATCATGGGGCGACAACCGCATCGATTCGGACGTGTGGTTTTGGAAGCAATGGAAAGATGCTGGACTCAAGCTTTGGATCGATCCAGGCGTGCGTCTGGGTCACCTCGAAGAAATGGTCGTCATCCACAACGAAAACATGGAGCCGATTCACGTCTACCCCAAGGAGTGGGAGCAGATGATGCAGGCCGAACACGACACGAAACAAAAGGAGGAATCCAATGGCGGTGAGAATGTTGACGCAGTGGAGACAGTGGCCAGCGGGAGCGCTGCTGACTGAGCTCGGTGGTGGTGTCGAAGATCTTTTAGTCAATCGATTGCGAGTTGCCCAGTATGAGATTCCAAGCCGAGCTAGTGACAGGACCGACAGCGGAACCGCTGACGCTAGCGGAGGCAAAGAAGCAACTGGAGATCTCCAGCAGCGACAGCACGCACGACGTTCAACTGCAAAGCGCAATCGCTGAGGCTCGCCAGCAGTGGGAGCATGACACCGACTCGGTAATGTGCTTCCAAACCTGGAAGGTCCGATTCCGCTACATCACCGACCGGCTCGCCTTGCCCAAGCGTCCGATCCACTCGATCACTTCGATCAAGTACTACGACGGTGCCAACAACCAGACCACTTGGAACGCTTCGCAGTACCAGCTCCACATCAACGAGATCCGCTACGCCTACCAAATCACACTGCCAGCCGTTGCCGACCGTTGGGACGCCTGGGAGATCACTTACAAGCTTGGCTACTCCCAGGACGCAACCAGCGTTCCGGCGATCGCCAAGCGTGCCATGCTTCTCCTCGTCGGTCATTACTTTGAGAATCGAGACATGCTGACCAACGAACTGATTTACAACCGCCGAGTTTATGAGGATCTTGTCGTTCGCTATGCCAGGAGCACCTACCCATAATGCCTGGCCGTCCCTCATCCTTTGCCGTCGGTTCCATGCGTCAGCGTTGCACGATCAAAACGCCGACCGAGACCCTCGACTCCGCAGGCCAGCCGGTTGTCACTTGGTCCACGTTCCTCGAAAACGAGCCGTGCCAGTTTGTGCCGACCGGCGGCACCGAGTCCATGCGAGGTCGCCAATACACCGACGGCACGCGAGCCGTGTTCCGAGTCCGCTACCGCGCTGGCTACTCGCCATTGCAAAAGATTACCTACAACGGCACCGACTACGGCATCACGTACGTCAATGACATCGACGGCCTGCGTCGTTATATCGAACTGGTGTGTACCTCATGAGCATCAAAATCGACTTCACGTTTGACGAAAAGCAGATTGAGCAACTCATGCGGATCCCTGAGCTATTGCGGCTCAAGCCTGCCGAGCGTTGCCTCATCGCCATGGCCAAACCGATCGCCGAGCGAGCCAAGGCACTGGCACCATCGAGCCAGCGATCAGGCACACGCAAAAAATGGTCTGCCAAATTCAAGAACGACGCCAAGTGGCAGATCGACTCCGGCAAGCAAATGGGCATCAAAACCATTCGCCACAACAAAGGTGCTCGCGTCTACATCGGTGCCAAGTGGCCCAAGGGCAACAAGCAGCAATTCGACGCATCACCCAAAGGGCGTCGCCATATTCTTTGGGGCCGCGATACTGGCCGGCTTCGACCGCGAGACAACCCGCACTTCCTTCAAAAAGCCTACGACGAAACCAAGTCGCAACAACTCAAAGCGTTCCAAGATCAACTGGCAATCGAAATCAAGGAGCTTCGCCTTGGCTAAAAATCTACGACTCTCAGACACCGTCACCATCGCATCATCGGGCACAACGTCAACAACTCTGACGCTCGAAAACAACCGCATTCCTCTGGCAATCATTCTGCCAGCGGCACTCAGCGGCACCTCGGTAAAGTTTCAGGCCAGCAACGACAACGCGACCTTTACGCCGATG